TTATAATAATAATATTAATAATAATAAATATAATAATATATTTTATAATAAGTTTTATATAGTGGCAAGGAACATTGAAGAGTACTCTGCTTACACTTCCGCCGAACTCGACAGAATACAACAAAAGCAAGAAATCTTTGAAAAAAAGCTTGACAAGTTGGAAGCTTTGAGTTATACTAATGAACAGTTCCGCAAGTTGGTTTTGAGAAGGCCCGGAGGCCTATATTCAATTCAAGAAAAACAAAGGGAACGTTCGGAGGATAAATGATATTTCAAGTAATTGATGATAAGAAAGAATGTAGAGGATATTTTGCAAACGGAAAACTAAGATTCAGGGCTTTACCTGAAAGCGTAGAGGCAACATGGGATTGGTCTCCAATGGTCGGAGACAAAGATGTGAAACTAGCAAAGATATATGCTAATGGCAAACCAATAAATGATGTATGCCCAGATCATCTAAAAGATAGATTGGAAATGAGAGAGGCAAAAATGAAAGCTCATGTCAAGGCCTTTATGTCATCCAAGATAAAACTTTCAGACATTTGTTTTTATGACCTAATTCCAGAGAAGGACGTACAACATTACTATAGTCTTCTCAATGAGATAACAGAGTGGGTTGTCAATAACAATGAAAAACCCAAGCACTACAGACAGATGCACAATATTAATATGATGTGCAAGGAAATTGCCCAACAAACAATGAGAGTTGACAAGGCAAGATGGAAATGGCATGCAGAAAGAGATGCCAAAGCAATGAGTCTTTCCAAAAGGTTTTGGGACAGACAACTAAAGGTCGATTACAACCCTTGGGGAACCGTTACAGGACGTTTAGGACTCAATGAAGGTTCTTTCCCCATCCTCAACCTAAAACGTGAAATAAGAGACATTGTGAAGCCCAAATGGGATTGCTTTGTGGAACTAGATTTCAATGGTGCAGAACTTAGAACACTTTTAAACCTATCAGGTCATACACAACCAAAGGAGGACATACATGATTGGAATAAACTTAATATTTTTCATAATAATTGTAGCAGAGATGATGCGAAGACAAAGATTTTTGCTTGGCTCTATAATCCGAATTCAGAAGCAATACGAACAACATATTATGATAAATCGAATGTACTTCGAAAATACTATTCGGAGGGAGTTGTCAATACTCCGTTTGCAAGATCAATACCTTCAGATGATTTCCATGCACTTAACTACCTCATACAATCGACTTCATCAGACAATTTCCTTGATAGAGCCTACGCCATCCACAGATATTGCCGAGGACTAAAGACAAATGTTGCCTTTTTGATTCACGACTCAATTATTTTGGATGTCCCCTTCTCGGAAAAAAACAGAATAAAAGAAATCGTGCAAATCTTTGAGAACACAAAGTTAGGAAAATTCAAAGTCAACATGAAGGTTGGCAAAACGCTGGGAGATTTACAATGCATGTAATTGGACTTGGAACTTGTGGAGAGAAAATTTGTACAATCATATCAAAGTATAAAAAAATAAAGACATCGGTCCTAAAAGGAGGCAAAGGTCTTCCACTTTGTGAAACACACGAGGAATATGAAGATAACGTCCCAAAATTAGGGAATAAGCTCCGCCTTGGGAAAGAGAAGGATGTGTGGGTTATTGTTTCTGGTGCTTCAACGTGTTCGGGTGCCATTCTTAGAGTATTGGAGCAAATAAAAGACAGAAAAGTAAAAGTAGTGTACATCCGTCCCGAAAGTTTCTTTCTTTCGGAAATAAAGAGAAAACAACACCGGCTAACTTATGGGGTTTTGCAAGAATATGCAAGATCGGGAATGATCCATTCCCTTTGGCTTTTTGACAACAAACAAGTTGGAGATATCGTTGGAGAAGGGACTTTGCAAAATTATTACGAACATATAAATGAAGCAATCGCAAATGTTTTGATGAACATTCTGTGGTTCAAGCAATCAAAACCAATTATGGGATCATTTCATGAACCAAAAGAAATATCAAGAATTTGTGCTGTGTCTGTGGGCAATGTAAAAAGTCATTCAGAAAAAAGTTATTTTAGGCTTGACAATGCCACAGAAACATGTTATCTTTATAGTGTGTCAAAAGCAGATATAAAAGAAAATAAAAATTTAGTTCCGAAAATAAGAACAATAATTTTGAATGAACAAGAAACCAAACAAGCGACATTTGGCGTTTGGGAAAACACATATGAACATTCTTTTTTCTATTCTATTAAGTTTACACACTTTATACAAGAGGAGAGGACATGAAAAAACTTATACCTTTGGTTGCCGGCTTTCTATTGGCCTTTTCCAACTCAGCAACTGCTAAAGAGTTTAGCTATAATGAAAAGAACATAGGAGTCTGCATGACAGGATATTGGTGCGAAGGGGGTTTTCCCGGAGCGTCTTATCTTAGAGTAAAGACAAAAACCGACGGAAAAGCCTTCACTGAATTTCAATATGGAATTGCTTTTCCAACAATCCTAACTGCAAAAGTAGTTACTGGAGTTCAACTCGATAATTCTCGAATAGGCATGGGTCTTAGACTTTATCCTCTGGCTTTTGGTCCACAAATGGAATTTCATAACAAAAAAAGATCACTTTCCATTTCAGTAGAAGCGTGTTATGGATATTATATGGACCCCGTGGGAATTCTTATAACAATTGGTTTTCGTAAGGAATCTAAAGTAATAAGATTATAAAAAAATAAATAAATTTACTTGACAAACTTTTAGAAGTATGTTATAATATAAAACAATCAAGGAGATAAAATGATTACATTATTAACTTCCTTGTTCTTAAGCACATCTGAAGCTGCAACCAATTCATTGGGATTCGCTGCTGGAGGAACTTACGGAGCAGGGCTATCTTACTCATACGATACGGAAGAATGGGGAATACAAATTACCACACTTCCAATTTGGGATGAAGAAGAAGGTGGAAGGGTCTTTGGAGGAATAAACCTAAAAAAGAACTTTCATGAAAATGGAAAAGTCGGCCTTTATGGCTCTGTCGGTGTCGGCGGAGGTATGTGGAAAGACATTAGTGAAGATTGTCGCTGGATAGACGATCCTGATAATCCTGAAAGAGGTAGTGAGATCTGCACAGAAGAAATTGATGAAGGCTGGGGTATTATCACTGGTCCGGGTGTTGGTATGCAATACATGTTTTGGGACAATATGGTCTTTAGATTTGAATTGCCATTTGGCATAAGAACCAGTTCAGAAGGATTTGGCATAACACCAATCCCCAATGCAGCATTACTTTACCGATGGTAAATAAAAAAATAAAAAAAATACTTGACAAGTGTAAAATAATATGTTATAATATAAACACTTAAAACAAAAAGCTTTATTAAGCTCGCTCTTACATCGCCGGAAAAAAACAAAAAAAATAAATAAATTTACTTGACAAAATGTTAAGAATATGTTATACTAATAACACGATGGTTGTTTCGAGGAGTCAACCGAAATTCAAATCTCAAAAACTATTTGACATTAACATTATAGGAGGAAATATGTCTAACAATACTTTTACTTTCAACGCTAACGTTTATAACGGAAGCTTTACAAAACGAGACGGATCTGTTCGTCAAATGCGTTTCATTAAGGAAAATGCGGTCCCTCAATCTCTCCGAGGTTCTGGACAAAAGCCAAGATATCTTGACCGAGCTCACGAAGTTGTCTTTGATCTAGAATCAAACGGTTGGAGAGTTTTCAATCACGACACCGTAGTAGACCAACCTACACATTCAAGACAAGAAGTTTCTATCCAAGGATAGAACACTTGCCTTACCGATTATACGTATCTTTCATGTGATACCTCCGAGTTGTTTGCCAAGATCACCAACCTTCTAAAAAACTTGGCCCTTTTTTATCTTGGTTAGGGTACAAAGTATCCTTGCCTTAGACAGTAAAGTCAATAATAACAATAGGAGTACAATATGGCTATAAATTTAGAAGCAATGAGAGCAAAACTCAATGCAAGTAAGAATGGTGGAAACGCCAATAAAAAAGACACAAAATGGAGACCTGAACAAGGAGATCAAACAATTAGAATCCTTCCTACTAAGGATGGAGATCCGTTCAAGGAATTTCATTTTCACTACAATGTAGGTAAAAATCCCGGCATAATGTGCCCGAAGCGTAACTTCAATGAAGAATGTCCAATTTGCGACTTTGCATCCAGTTTGTGGAAAGAAGGGGTAAATAATAATGACGACAACGCAAAGCGAGAAGCCAAAAAGCTGTTCGTTCGTAAGCGTTACTTTTCTCCAATTTTAGTTCGTGGAAAAGAGGCCGAAGGCGTTAAGATTTGGTCTTATGGGAAAATGGCTTATGAGACCCTTTTAGGATATGTACTTGATCCTGATTATGGTGACATTACAGATCAAGAGTCTGGTACTGATATAGTGTTAAATTACAATATCCCCGGAACTCCCGGATCATTTCCTAAGACAACTCTAAAGCCTCGTCGTCGTCCCTCTGTCCTTTGTGACGATGACGTTACAGACTGTGACGCACTGGTAGACTCAGTGCCTGATATTGGAGCACAGTTTGAAAGAAAAACAACTGCTGATGTTCAAGCTATTCTGAACGAATTTCTAAGTACTGACGGCTCTGAAGGAACTTCCTCCGAGACCCATAAGTATGGTTCTGAAAAAGATGCGGTTGATCAAGCCTTTGATAAACTCATAGGCTAAAAAGGACTCGGTTGCCCTCTCCGTTAAGAGGGCACTTTTCATTATAAAGGAGACAAAATGATTAGTTTATTATTAGCCCTAGTGGCATGCGGTGATGACAAAGAAGACACTGCACCCTCGGAAGAAGTTGCCGAGGAATCAGAAGAAGTAGTAGAAGAATAGAGTATCATACGATAAAGACACTTTAGCAGGTTTTGGGAACCCCCTGTGACAAACAACGGTTCCCATTTTATTAAGCTGGCGTAGCTCAGTTGGTAGAGCTCCACTCTTGTAAAGTGGATGTCGAGAGTTCAAGTCCCTCCGTCAGCTCATCAAATAACAAAGGAATTCACAATGATCAATTTATTATTAACCCTCACAGCATGTAGTTATCAACCAGCAACTGATGTGTCGGAAAAAACAAAAGAAGATACATTTGCTGTCGAAGAACCAGCAGAGGAAGTTGCTGAGGAAGAGATTTCTGAGGAAGAACAAGAAGTCACTGAAGAAGAAACAGGGACGATTGAAGAGGAAGAAGAGGAGATTGTCCAAACT